ACCATTGAAATCCTAGATTAGCAAGGTTACTGTACTACAACCTGTAAGGGTTGCACTACATTGATCTGGCAAATTTTGAAAGTAGATGAAATAAAGTAATTTCATAACCTCTTCACCTATCTTGATAAGACAACATTGTCTTGGACCCTTGGAATCCTCACCCTTAGACCAGCAAATAGCTAATCATAGGTAAGGGAGCCCCGAAATATGGTTAATTCCATAGAAGATGATCAAATCTTGATCAGGTGCTTCCGTTATTCATTGCTTTATACCCTCTCTGGTCTGCTGAGCAGTTTCTTCTGCTAACGCAGGACCATCTCGAAACTGAGACTACCTGCACGTTTAGATTTCTCGATAAACCTGAGAGTCTTTAGACTATCATCAGCTACAAGGCGTCGTTCGACTTTCTGTGTTCAGAAATATCGATTACGTCATGTATTTGACAGATTGTCATGATACTCAAGTAAACCTTCGAAATCCAAGGGATCTAAAGCTAATCTTTTGAATGGACTCCAAACAAAGATGTCCTCTAGATCCTTGATGGAAAAGTGAGGATTGAGAATATTTCCTTTCTCAATTACTAATAGAAGATCCTTTAGATTATTTGAACTCTTATCGAGATCAATTAATTTAAATTTGAACTCCATTATACGCTCCTCTAGGTAACCCCTAGCGAGCGCCTCATTTAACCTGAATAAACGGCCCAGAGCTCTCTCCTTAATTCTTGGAACAGTAAGGGGCTTATTACCTCAATACTGTACCAATCATTGTTCAAGAACTCCAATCCGAACATGCTCGACGATCCGACCTCCAAAGGTCCTTATTGGGTTCACGGGATCTACTAAGAAATTTGATAGATCTTGGAACTTAACAAGGCCCTTATTCACTAAACTACCTGCAAAGGCAATCAATGAATAAGGGTAAGAGGAGACAGGACCCCATTGCGGACCAGTTATTGCTTTAAAAGCCCTCAATGGATGCTTTATGCCACGGCGGGAAGTAATATCCGCTGCGACAGAAGCGCGTCCAAAGAGTGAATCAAAAGAACGAATCTGCCTTCAAGAGAAAGCAGAAACCTCATCGTTTCCGATAGAGGTTCGTTTTGCAAATTCAATAACAGGCCGATTTGGGGCTATTAGGGACTTTGATATATTACATTTGACATCTAAATCACCTTCCATTATACGAATATAAAGGTCGGCTACTTTAGGGTCAAATATAACTATATCATCACCTAAAACCTCATAATTTTCATATCACTTTCTCCTTTTATATAACTGAATATTGATATATTGAAGGATAAGGTGATGTGTTAAATTAAGCATCGCTCATGACGAATAAGCACCCATCGGCTGCCCAACTGCGTACTTAAGAGTCATCTTTTCTGGAACAAGTTTATCTTGTGCCGGAAGGATATACTCCCTTTGTACCAACAGATTCTTTCAGGCCTGACCATAGGTGAGCCCAGCATCATAACCATCACACGGAATATGACCGAGCAACGAATCCAGAATACTAACTTGTAACTGGATCGGTAATCGATCAGTAGCCGCCGACAAATCATAACACCAGGATCGCCCATAGTGTACCGCTTTCGATTTCGCTCTTGCAAAACCTACATCTTGATTATGCGTACTATCATTAGGAAGATTCCTAAAGATTACAAATAATCAATTATGTAAGGGCTTCAGTACAGACTGAGTCCATACGTCGACCATTGCAAAGACCCGGATTTTCCCAGCTGCTTCTCTCTTTAAAGCTAATTGTCCCAATGGAGGTCTTGAATTGGTATCCCTACCAAATTTCAAGAAATCTGTTGGAACTCAAGCTGGACAACTACCTAGACGTTTAATGAGATTAAACATTAAAAATCATAAGGTATATTGTCCAAAATTAGCAAATTGAAAGAATTCAGTACGCTCAGTTCAGCTTTTAGCATCAACTAAGAATCCTGCCCAGGATTGACTAGCTGATGGTGAAGACTTAACTATAGTTTCCAGTCCCAAACTTGTAAGAGGATCAGATTTTGGGAGATAAAGTGAGACTAGTTCTTTAGCATTAGCTAAGAACCAGGTACACATCTCTTCCAAAGGTTTGATCTTCCCTCCGTAAGGTGTGGTAATGGTTTCTAACTTTAACTTTCCGGGTATAGAAATTATTCTATAAACAGAAAATAAAGTTAGTCACCATCGTACAACACTAGGAGTGAGTTGCTTAAGTTCATGCCTCTCTAAGAGAGGTATGAATGTCGGCAATCCACAGGTTGCGAGTCGCGGTAGCGGTAAATCAGGTTCAATCTCTCGAAGTGATGAG